TGTCTTGCCAGCGCCCGTGCCGCCAGCGGTAAACAGCACCACCCTCTCTTTGCCCATCGGCGTGTCTTGGGCCAATCTCTCCGAGTAGATTTGCTTCACAAGCGCTGAAGACGGTTCGTGGACATCTGCCGATTTTGTTCTGTCTGCCCGGTATTCTGGCGAAAGCTCCCGAGCATTGTCTGTATTTAGAATTTGGCCATTGTTCGTTGACGGAAGGGCCGAGTATTCTTGTTTTAATGATTCGAAGTCATTCCGAAGACGGTCGAAGTAAGCGGCCTCAATCGGATTTTCTTTGGCAGCTTCCGCGGCTTTTGCCGGAATAGCGCTGGCCTGTCGAGCTAATGGGCGAGCAGCCCGCATAGTTCCAGCCACACCCGGAACTAGGCCCAGAATGCCCATGCCGGTCTCAACTGCCGCCTGGCCCACCTCACCCTGTTGAGCAAGTTGACCAGCCCTATCGAACGATCCAACCGCTTCCTCGGTCTGCAATGCCGTTCCAAGAAAGGGAACAACGTCAGCTACACCAAGATTTGCAGGGATTGGCGATGATGGACCACCGAAGATGCCCTGAGAGACGGACCGGGCCTGCGGTCGACGCATCCCAAAAAACTCAAGCCCAGTCTGTGCGCCAGCTGCCAGTCGTTCTTTTGTTGTCGGCTCGTATGCCGTCATGCTTGCCTGACCTTGGAGACTGTCCAAGATTGGGGATCGATTGAGGTTTCTACTTACTGCGCCTTCTCCAAGAATGGAGCGACTTGATTGGTTTGCACCTAATAAGTCAATCGGCCCTGTCAGAGACAAGGCAAGCGCATCATAGGCGAGCTGCTTCATGCGTGGATCAGCCACGCGGATTCCTTCCCAGAATCTCTTGAATGCCCTTGGCTGAATCTATTGCAAGCCTCTGATCGTCTTCTTCGACTTTGGCCAGCGTCTCGATGGTTTTGGCGTTGCGCTCTGCCGTACCAGCTGCCTTGTAATCGGCGTCGGCAAGGGTATTGACGACATCTGCTCTGGCTCTAGCTGCTTTGGCAATGGCCTCTTCTGCCGCGGCCTGCAAGAAGATCGCGTTGGGGTCTGGTTGCGCTTCTCTTGCAGCCATTTCCATCGCCATCTGCTCGGCCTCTTCCTGTGTCGGTTTTACAACACCCATGCGGATCAGCTTCTGCCGGAAGTAGTCTCGAACCTCGGCAATGCCCTCGCCTTCCATGTTCATCATAGCCATTGCGCCTAGAACTTGGAGCGTCTCCGGGTCTTGGGTGATCTGCATCATCCCGAGAATAGATCGGACCACCGCCTGGCGCTTACTGGAAGACGACGGTCCAACGTCCACGACGACATCGAGGTCGGCGTTTGAAAGGTCGTTCTCCATCTCCAGGGCGCCAGCCTCAGAGATGGTGGGCTTCATCAGCTCCATGCTCTCCATCTCGCCTGCAAGCCCGACACCCTTCATCCGACGGCCTTCTTCGACGTAGACGTCTTTGGCCATCGACAGCCAAATCTCACCCGAGCGACGCACGGCCTTGGCCATGTTGCTCATGTAGATGAACGTCTGCATATCCATGCGCTGCTGGATCAGCTCCACAGCCTTGCCAGAGATGTTCGAAACAATCTGCTCCTGTTGGCCGGCGTTGCCCAGAATGTCTTGGATGTCTTGCTCGGTGACCTGGAGCAGCCCTGCGAGCGCCGGTGGGATCGCTGCCGACCGAGTGTAAGCGACCGGCCCGGAGATTTGCTGCGAACCGTCTGAACCCGTGACCGGGTTGACCAGCAAGTAAGGGAAGTTCCTGAGATTGTCTTCTGACCACATAATCTGGTGGCCAGCGACCTGTTCTGGGGTCAGGATTGGCTTCTCGATGCTCGAGTACGCGCTGATCTCTCCGAGCTTGGAGAGCTGCATATTCTTCAAGCGCTGCGCGTCTTTGGCCAAGCGAACATGGCCCATCATGCGCTCGATGTTATCGATGAACCATCTCTTGCCGTAGACCGGCACGATGGGAATGTCTTTGCCTGCAATATATCCGAGGTCGTCGAGGATGCGGCCACCAGACATCAGGTATTTGTGGACCCTGCGCTTCTTGACCCGCTTTTGGCGGACTTCGATTGTTCCAATGGCCGCAAACTCTTCGAGCTTCTCGTCGTCCAGCTCGTCGCTGGTGTATCGCTCTTCCTCACCAGAGATATTCTGAAAGATTCTGACCGTCGTATTGACGTCTTCGACCTTGTAATACTCGGCGATGTAGACGACGTCGGGCGTTGCCCAGTCGAACTCATATTGATGAATCTCTTTCGGCCAGGTGGCCGGATCGTCACCCCATTGCTCTTTGTAGGCTTCGCGGGTCAGCGCTGTCAGCACAAAGCACCGCCTGGCGTCTGCCTTGTCCTGGCGCTTGGCGTTTAGATCAAAAAAGACCGAGCTATCAGCATCGAAGATTGGCTCAATGATGATTCGCTGCTTCTCGTTTTCGTCGTCCTCTTCGTCTTCGTAGACCGTCCGAAGGCGCCAGGCTCCAAATCCACCGCCGACCGCCTCTTCAAATGCGTTGTCGTAAGCTTCCTCGGCGCTCGAGTCCATTTCGTCGGCCCGGTAGAGCTTGTCACAAGTGTCAGCAATCTTCGTCTCTGGCCGGCCGTCACGGGGGACATAATCGACCGTGATTCTATTGTTGCGGTATTCGTTGATGATGCGAGTCACGGCCAACATAATCTTGTTGACCTCGAACTTCGGTTTGTTCTCGTATTGCTCGCGCAGCGGTCCTTCCCATTGTGCGCCAGCGATTGAATAGAATCTGCGGTCTTGCAAACACTGAAGGCGCTCGTCGCGAACTGCCTCCTGAATTCTGTCGAACTCGGCCATCGCTTCGGCGTGAATATTCGCCAGGCGCTGGTCGTTAGTTAGTCGGGCCATTTCAGCTCCTTACGTTTTCTGAATTGTCTACCAATTATTCTTGACAGGCAAGGGTTGCACCACCGCCGCGGTTGGTTTCGCAGCTCGTCGAACACCCTCGCAGGCGTATCTCAGAGCGTCGATAACGTGATTCTCTCGGTCCTCGAGCCTGGGCAGAATCTTCCCGGTCAACGGGTCTTGCTTGTAAGAGTAGAGCGTCAGCTCGTCGATTGTATGCTGACAGCGCGGGTGGACCACGATGTCGTAAGACTTCAGCCATTCGACGCCTTCCTCGACTGAGTTCGCGCCTTTGACTGCCGACATTATCTTGGGGAATCCGTTCCTCTTCATATAAGAGATTGTCTCCGGCCTGCTTGAGTCTGCGACGATTGGCCACTTCTCTGATTCTGGGACCGTGAAGAACAGAGCTGGCGTGTCGGTGATCTCGCAGCCGACCATATAAGCCTCGTAGTCGACGTACAAAGTGCGGCCGACAATGTGGCAGCGCACCAGAACCGTCGGGTCCACAGCGAAGCCCCAGTCAGCGCCCAGGCGGTGGATTGCGTCAGCTGGCGCCTCGAAGTCTTCAACCCTCCAGTTCTTAAACACCCTGGTCTGGGAGTTCGTGACATAAGCGCCCTTCCAGACATGGAGATATTTGTCCGTGTCTCTTCGCCGGTCGTAGTCCATTTCGTTCTTGAGAACGTCAGGAAACCACGGGTTGCCCTCATAGTTCACCTCGACCACTAAAGCGTCTGGTGGTGGCTCTGGCCCTCTCAGAAGGTGATCCACTGGATCAGAATTGAATCTCGGGTTCCAGGTAAACAAGAGTTCGGAGCCAGGCTTCCTGATCGTCGGGCGCAATAGGTCGAGACTTCGCTGGCTCAAAGACTGCGCCTCTTCCACCCATGCGATGTCATAGCCCTCGAGCGACTTAATCGAGTCGGCCGTGTGGTTCTGCATTCCCTGGAAGATGATCCGGCCACCGCGGGGGGTCAGAATCTGATCCCGTTGCACTTCAAAGAGCTGCCCGACCTGGAGCTTCTCGATCTTCTCCTCGAGCAGCTTCTTGACCGACTGGTTCAGAGACTTCTGGACTTCACGGACGCAGACGACATCGGTCTTATTGGTGACGCAGCGCCGAATGATGTATTCAGCGAAGGCGTGAGACTTCCCCGATCCTCGGCCACCGTAGGCGCCGCGGTATCGAGCTGGTTTGGTTAGAACATCGACGGCCCAGCGTGGAATCTCAATGTTGAGGGTCGACAATGGTAAGCCTCACCTCGTTCACCATTGGACCGCCGCCAGGGCCGCTAATCTCGCTCTCAACCTTGTCTGAGTATCCGTGCTTGGT